TTGCACATCACTTTTTTTCATGTTACTTTGTTCTTAGTCGTTTCCATTAGTAGGCTTTTTTCTTTTTAGAGCTCTACCAAAGGTCTTTCAGGTCTCATTTCTTCATACTTAGTTAACAGAGCCGTTTTAATGGTCTGGGTAGACCTCGATGAATGCCATTTTCCAAACTTTTTCTTAGGACATATTTTTTAGTCCTTAAGAGACTTTTTGTATTTGACATTAAATGAGGTCTACCCATAAAGTGTTTAGGATAGGAAATCCTCGAAGTCACCGTCGTCAGTTTTCAGTCGCACACCTGCAAAATAACGCTTTCCTTTTGCCGTAATGCGCCTAAAACCTGCACCTTCCAAGGCAACATAGAAATCTGCCGTACTACGTACATATTCGTTGGTATCGATGCAGTAGTTACGGTATGCCTGGTACAGTGCACTGGAACTCTCACGATAACCATCACTGACTTCACATTTTTCCTCCAGGAAGTGTCCGAACCAGTCGTTCTGATTGCGGTATTCATCAATGGCGTTCTGGACACAAGCCGGAACGGGAATCCTATAGTCGAGGTCGATGGCTTTCTTCGCACCCTCAATGACCCAGGCAAGAATGCTTTCCCCGGCATTGGAATATAGGTATTCACCGTAATTTTTGATGTCGCTCTCGCCTTCAATCTTGGCATTGAACGGGATAACGATTAGTCTGCGCCATGTACCGTCATCGGAGGCGCTGACCTTTGGCAGGTGGTTGGTGTAAAGCACCAGGGTGTGACACGGTACAAAGCTAAACGGGTCTTTGTACTTCTTTTCTGCAAAAATGTCATCAGTGGAACAAAGCTGCTTTACAATGGAATCGTTGAGTCGAGCACCTTCCTGCATCTCGGCGGCGATCAATAGACGCTTGCCTTTGGTCTCAGCCATTTCCGGCTTTACATTGCGGCGGCATCCGAAGGTCAGTGTGTCAGCGGAAATATTACCGCTGTATAGACCCAGGACACGAGAGATGGCATTCCAGAAGGTGGACTTACCGTTACGACCGCTGCCGTAAGCGATAATGAGGGCTTCCACAAAAACCTTACCGATGGCAGCCAGACCGCAGATCATCTGTACATAGTCGATGAGTTCCTGGTCGCTGCAAAAAATGAGATTAAGACTGTCGAGCCAAATCTGCTTACCTTTATCGCTTGGAGAAACGGTGGTCATTTTGGTAATGAAGTCATCCGACAAATGCTCCCTGGCACCTGCTAAACCCAGGCGAAGGTCGTAGGTGGCATTAGGGGTACACAGCAAGAAAGGGTTGGAGTCCAAATCCTGCGGAGAGATTTCTAGTTTCGGACGGGACTCTTTCAGCGTTGCGGTGATATTTTTGGATGCACGGCGTTGAATGACAAAGGACTGATATGCCTTTGCAGCGAGGAAGTCTCTGTATGCTTCCATCTGCTCTTCGCTCATGAGCGTTTCGGCTTTGGACTTGGAGGTATTATCAAGAATGTCCTGCGCACCGTTTTCCTTCATAATGCGTAGAGCGTTCATCAAATCGTTTGATGCTTCTTTAAGCTGGCGGCGGGTTAGTTCGTGGGCTACAGCCTGTGCGCCGGGTTCGGTTTCTTGCCAGAACTGGCCGTTGTAGCGGATGTAGTGAGTCGCCGGAGAATAACGCAACTCCCTGGAGAAGTGCTTTGCCAGAACCTCCGCTTGGCCAACATCAGAGAAGTCCTCTGGCTTGTAGGAGGTGTCGTCGTTATAGACTTCGGGCGGAACATAGCCATCCTGCTGCTGAATCTTGGCATAGAATTTCTGGGCACTATGCCAGATGGTCATCAGTTCCTGCTGCTCCAAAGGTGGTGTGCATTTATTAGCTTCCTCCATGAAGCACTGGAATGCGATGTCGTTATCACCATACTTTTTGATGACACGACCGGCAAAGCGAGACATGGTAGCATTTCGGCTGCCTTCGGGAATAACCTGGGTGCCGCCGTGGAAACTGCCAGGCATATCCGCATTAAAATCATCTATGGAAAGATACTCACTTAAGGTCATGTTTCCAGGATACAGTTCCACCTCCGGGTTGGATGTGCCGAAGAAGAATCGGGCGGAATCCAGAGCCTTGGTGTCAAAATACGGAAAGATGGTATTGACCAGTTTTTTCATTTCACTGTAAGCGGTAGCATCCGTCATGTATTCAATGGGAAACAGCACATGGAACTTGGGACGAGCAGGTTTGCCGTTTTTCTCACGCATATGGAAGCGGCTGTAATGCACCGCAAAACTAATACCGGGAAATGCCTGCTTGACATCATCCGGGGTGACCCAGTTAGCCGGGTCCTCGGAGTGGTCATTGTCACAGTCCACTGGCAGACAGTCTGAGCCGAGAAAATTGTCTCCGTTACGATAGTTGTTCATATACTCAGCGCACACATAGTCGCTGCTGACTGCTTCCTTGAAACTGGCAGCATCCATTACTTCAATTCTGTGAGGATAGGAACAATTGCTTGGTGCGCCGATGAAGTCTGCGCTATATAGGGTGAACATCAGATAAATACCTCCTCGCAAGTATCAGTGAAGTAGCGCAAGCGGTAGTTCTTCCACTTGGCTCTTTTAATTTCTGCCTCCATTCCAGCAGAGATGTGGTCGCCAAAGACCCAGACTTCGGAGCATTTGCTCATAAGAGCATTTCCGAAGAACAGACCAAGCTGTCGTTCCCTGGGGTTGGCGTCGTCTAGAAATTGCGGAAACAGCAGATGCGGTGCAATAGGTATGTAACCCTTGTCCAACGCAAAACGGCTGTAATTCTGTGCAGCTTTCACATTCTTCTCGATTTCCCCGGCATAGGGAGAACAGATATATACAATAGGTCGGAATGCACGAAGCGCTCGTTCCTCCTTTTCAACGGTGGACATGGCTTCATATGCAGTTGGGTCGTAATAGCCTTCGTTGTTGAATTTATCTACATTCATATGGGACTCCTTTCATGATGGGCTTCACCTCAATCTCTACTATCCATAGGAGGTGAAAGTTCATCTTGAGCAAAAATTTTTAATCTTTTTTATAAAAGTCAGTTTCATACCCATCGGCGCGAAGCTGTAGTCCCTTTGCCCATGGTGGGGTTCTTCCCATTTGGTCACAGACTGCCTGCAGGGAAATCTGACTGTCAGCTTCAATGACCACTTCATCGTGGATGTGCATTACGATAGCGCAACAACGTAGGTTTTTCATAGCATAGCAGAGAATGTCGCGGGCAGTTGCCTGGACGATGTTTTCAACAAACTTGGGACCGTAGCTGTCGAGCCGTTCCCATTTCTTTGTTGCGCCGACACCTTCATATGTAATGCACTGTCCGCCGAACTTGTTTTCACCGATTCTGGGCTTCACATAGGCAAGCTGCCTGCCGGACGGAAGTGTAATAAACAACATCCCGCTCCTGCAGGAGAAGGTGATGCCGTGGGTTTCATTGGTGTGCTTATACCGAACCGCTTCCATAGCAGCACGGTCAACATCCCACCACAGCTTCGTGATTTTAGGATTGGACTGCCGCCACGCATCGACCAGAAGAGGGAGTTCATCCTCGGCAAGTCCCATCTCCAGTGCGCCCATTGCTTTCAGAGCGCCGACAGACCCACCGTAACCGAGTGCCAGTTCTGCAATTTTACCTTTTTGCCGGAGGTGTCCGTTGATGCCGTGTTTTTCGACAGGAACACCAAACATCTGACTTGCAGATGCACAGTAAATGTCCTTATCTTCTGTAAAGACTTTCTGCCGCCATTCTTCTCCGGCAAGCCATGCGATGACACGGGCTTCGATGGCAGAAAAGTCCGCCACGATCAGCTTGGCATCCTTTCTGGGAACAAACGCCGTGCGAATAAGCTGTGATAGTGTATCTGGCACATCTTCATAAAGCATTTCCAGAGCATCAAAATCACTGCAACGGACAAGAGCACGGGCTTCCGATAAGTCATCTAAATGGTTCTGGGGAAGATTTTGCATCTGAATGATTCGGCCTGCCCATCTGCCGGTGCGGTTGGCACCATAGAACTGGAACATACCTCTGGCACGACCATCGGCGCAGACCGCCGTTTCCATAGCCTGGTATTTCTTAACCGAGGATTTTGCAAGCTGCTGTCTAAGGGTCAGAACTTTCTGCAATTCTGGTGGTGCGGTTTTAAGTAGTTCAGCTACAGCCTTTTTACCTAAGGTGTTAGTCTCCAGACCGTTATCTGAAAGCCACTGCTTCATCTGCTGTACAGAGTTGGGATTCTCCAGTTCTGTCATATCCTTCATTGCCTGGGTCAGTTCCGAGCGAGAGCGAGCATCCATTTGGATAGCCTGCCGCACTAGTTCCATATCCAAAGCGACACCACGGTCATTGATTTCCTGGTCGATATGGTATTCATCCCAGATACTGTCCGGCACGGGATATTTGGCAAGTCGTGCCTGGATGGACATTTCGGTTTCCACATCACGAATGTTATATTTTTTGAACGCAAGCCACTTGTCTGGAGCATGGTATGGGAGGTTACGGGTACGCTGTCCGTTGGACTTAGTAGGCGTACAGGGCTGACAGAAGTATTTGATGAGGTCTTTGCCTTCGGTCAACTTCTGATTCTCAAGCCCCAATACGGCACCGGCACCTTCCAGAGAAAGCGGTAGTCCCATTGTGGCAGCCCAGACCATAGAGCATTTCCAGGAGTCTGGTTTTAGATATTCACCAGTGGGAAGCCCAAGAAAACGAGAGAGGCAGATGCGTTCAAAGTTAGCGTTAAATGCCCACTTGGTCACAGAATCATCGGTCAATGCGGAAATGACCTCGGCCGGGATTTTCTCACTACAGGCAAGGTCAATCAGTTGCACGGGAGCACCGTCAGCACTGTAGGAGAACAGCAATATTTCAAAAACGGGAGACTCCACATAGCGGTACACACCCGTTTTCGCAAGATTCAGGTCGCTGTAGGTCTCAATATCGATTGAGAGAGTTTTCATATATATCAGTCCTTTCGCAAACCCTGATAGGGCGGCAGATCGCTCCGCCGCCCAAGGGTGCTATACTTATTTGCAGATGCTTTCCATTCGCTTGTTATGATACTCAAGGTCACGGGCAGCTTGCTCACGTTCACGTTTTTCGCGCTTACGGTCATAGACCAAGGACTGAATCGCAGTAATCAGGAATACCACGCTGAAACAGAGCCAGATTACAAGTAGGGCGCATACAAGAATCGTTTGAATATTTGTCATAGTGTTTTACCTCCATTTCTTAGCCGAGAAAATCATCTTCATCATCAGTTGCAAAATCGGACTCAGCACTTGCCTTGCCACCAAGGGGTTCACCGGCACGGATAAGCTGCAGGTTATTCAGACCGCAGGCGATTCCCTTATTGCCGTTGCTGTTGAAGGCATAGAAGTTGATGCTTGCACGGCCGTACACACCGGAGTAGACCTCGGAGCGGGTCAGCACAGGGTTTCGGTCAGCATCCACGATACCGGGAGCGGTGGTGGAGTTGGCGTTGATAAAGTATGAATTGGCATAAGCGGGATCATCAGGTCTCTCAATATCACCGTCGCGCAGAGGAGTCTTGATGGCAGCCAGAGGAGGTACACTCTTGCTGTTACCCTTTAACTTGGACTGTCCCTCCTGGTAGGCAGCTTCAATAGCCGCCTTGATCTTAGCGACTGTCTTGGTATCGGACTTTGGGATGATAAGGCTGACACTGTATTTGGGAGTGCCGCCATTGATGCTCTTAGGTTCCCAGACATTGGCGTAAGACCAACGGGTGTCGGGACCGGTGATGACTTTCATAGGGTTATTAACTCTGGTTGTGTTGTTAGACATATTAAAATTCCTCCATAAAATCATTTTTTGCTTTCTCAGCTCGCTGAGCATATTCATATGCCGGACGTTTGTCGCTCTCCGGCACGAGCGTCGGTTTGCCTTGCGGCTTTTCAATGTAGGGAGTGAGGAGTTCCTCAAAGCGGGATTTGCCGAGCATCTTCTGCATGGCAGTAATTCCGAGAACCTTGTGTTCATAGGGGTCAAAGCCTGCACCCTCCACAGTAGCGGCGACAATGGCCTCGTCGGTGTACTTGCGGTTTGAGCGACCTTCGACCAGTTTCCACCCGGGCCAGTCTTTACCGTTGATAGCCTGCTGAAGGGCATATTCCTTCACATCAGTTGCCCAGGCAGTCAGAGCGTCAATTTTGCCGAGAATGTCGGAGATTTCTTCTTCGTCCAGTAGCGCTGGAGTTTGGAACTCATAGCGGGCAAGTTTCAAGTTAGCGGCGGCGCGTTCTCTGCATTCGGCCTTTGCCTTACAGAACTGACACCATTCACCACAGTGGAAATCACCCAGACCTTCATAGGCCAGTTTTGCTTTATGAGTGAGGTCGGTTTCTGCCCATTTAAGTAGGTCGTCCTTTGTCATCTCGTACACACTGACATTGCTCTTGCGTGGCTGAAAGATGGTCATGCGGATTTCATTGATGTCGTATATGTCATCAAAAATCTCCAAGGCACCTAGGGCATACAGCATCATCTGGGGATTTGCTACGGCGGAGACCTCAACGCCCTTACCATGCTTGTAGTCCACGATGTTCATCACGCCGTCAGCGATTATGATGCAGTCGGCAGTTCCAAAGCCATCCTGAACCCAACGGGAGAAGTTCACTCGCTGTTCGATCATGATTACAGGGTCGGAGCAGGTCTGTGTTGCGGACTCCAGAAGTTCCACGATGTAGGCGGTATACCCGGTGGCACAGTCCTCCATCTCCTCGTTGTACCAGGAAAGGTTTTCGATGGGGTCTTCTGTGGGTAGTCCTAAAGCCTGTTTTAGCCGGAACTCACAGAGACTGTGGGCTTCAGTACCCTCGGCGGCATAGTCACTGCCCTTGTCATCGTAAGTCTCGCAGAGTCTTGCGGAAGGTGGACAGTTGAGCCACCGTTCGGACGAAGATGCGGAAAGGATAGCGTGTTTATTTGCCATCGGTTAGCACCTCCGCCTCAGCAAGCAACGCCTTGTAGTTAGCGGGATCAATCTGTGACAGCTTTGCTGCACCATATTTCTGGAGCAGAGAGCGAATCTGTGCAGTAAAGCCAGCGCGTGATTTATCCGCAAGAACGGCTCTGACTTGTTCCAGTGTCAATACAGGTTCGGTGGGAGCGACAGGAGCAGCAGGTTCTTCGAACTTGGTACCGCTAAACATCTCTGCCAGGGTGTCTGCCACATCGTTAATAGTGGCTGCGGCGCTGCGTAGGTCGCTTATTGCCATTTCCAATTCGCTGATTTTGCCCATAAGATTTACCTCCTTCCGTGTATTGACTCTGACCGGCGAGCAAGGTCAGTTTTCTTGCCAGCCACATGGACACAACGCTAATCGCGGTGAGAACATCAACAAGCTCATCGTCCGTAGTATTGCTTCGTGGGGTTGTCTGTGCTTTATACATTCGTTTCACCTCCTTGGAAGGAACTCTTGTCGTTTTGCCCTTTCCACTACCCAATGGAGGTAAGAATGCCGCTTGAACGAAAAGTGGGAAAAATTTTTCTCCGGCCACCCAAAAGGCAGCCGGAGAATCATAGGCGTGATATTATATGTAGTCGCGTAGGAGCTCTCGTAAAGTGTTAAATGCTTTATGTTTCTTATAATTGATAGTTGATTGTTGTGAGATGCCCATGATGGCAGCTATTTCGCGTTCAGACTTTTCCTGAAGCAGAAGCTCACAGATGCGGCGACCGTCGGGGTCGAGTTCCTGTAATTTTTGATACAGGGCTTTCAGCAGTTCCCGGTCTTCTATGATGGACTGGGCATCTGGGGTGTCATCCTGCAGGTCATCAAGCCAACTCTTTTCGTTGCCGTCTTCATCGGTAACAGTGTAGTCAAGAGAAAGCTCGTCGCCTGCCTTGTGAAAGCGACAGGTCCAGCAGTCCATATTACAGAGATAGCGCTTGCTTGCAGGACATACACAGCGGCCGTGTTCCTGCTGCCTGCGACGGTAGGCGTTAATGTCGCGGTAATAGTTGTCATAGTCGGTCTTACTGACCAGCACCCACTGGTGCAGGTCCTTGAGATAGATTGCGCGTTCGGTGAGTTGGTTTTGATTGTCGTTGTTTTTCATTTAGATTTCCTCCTGTGATTTGAATTGCGTGAGCAATCGCAGGGGGAAATCATTGAGGATTTGTGTAAATTTACATATATTCCATTGTTTTTAGAGTTAATATGTGATAAAATGATTTAATCTGAATTGATATGAATTGATAGAGTTATATACTCATCAAAATACCAATCCAAAAGCAATAAAAAGGCCCCTGCGATTTCTCACAGGAGCTATCCAAATGTTGATAAGGTTAATGTCCAACAATGATAAGGTTAATAACGTAAATAGGATAAAAAGTTATCTATGGAGGTAAAAAACGTGACAAATACTGCACATCCGATTCTGTGCGGCGGCACCTTCCTCATACAGATACTGGAGTCAAAGAGAATAACCGCTACACGACGACAACGTACCCAAAGCGTCTCGGACGCATTTCATGAGCAGGATGTATTGCTCGGACTTATTCAGATTGTTCAACCTGACTACATAAAGCCAGCAGGTGATACATTTAAAACCTACACTACATATTTCAAACGATGCGCAGAAAACACGCCTCAAGATCTGCAGTTCGCAGACGATGCTGTGGTTTCGGCATTCTTGTCCCGTTTAGAATCGGACTATGCTAGTGTTTTGAATGACATGACAGGATTCGTTAACAAATACATAGAAGTCGGAACAACAAGGCAAAAGGATTTAAAACTAGCAAGACGGCTTATAGAAATGATAGTGAATGATAAAGGAGAACCTGCTATTCCTGATAACTACCAGTTTGCGATTAGCAAGGATGGTACCACGGTTCCGAAAAACGAGCTAATGACTGTGTCGAGCATATACCTACCGGCGTTTCTTTTAAGCATATGGAAATTTATTGTTATGGAACGTAAGAATAACTCTGTGGGTGCCGCAACGGTATCATCTTGGTCGATACCAAATGTGCAGGGGCGTTATAGTATTCCAGAGAGTTCACCTGTACCTGAAGGATTTACAGTAGACTGCGGAACGTATGTATCCCCAGTATTACCTTCTCAAAACACCGAATTTTCTGAGGAACTGACACCGACTGTCGTACAAAAGCTAATAACGCAGGGTGTCTATACATACCTACGCAAGGCTGAAGAAAAGTACAGTACCATTAAGACACTTTTGTACAGTGATCAGCCTAAGCCCTTTTATAGCTTTTATGTATGTAACACCATCAGATACAGGAATGGCGGTAGCCGAGCGTCAAGACGTCCGATGGATATGTCAATTCTGGAGGATGCAACAGTTGATAAAATTCGGAAAATTTCCAGATTTGTTATCATCAGCGGTACGGGTGGACTTGGCAAATCCATGATGATGCGCCATCTTTTGCTGAATGCCATAGCGAATTTTGATGACTTGAAGTTGTTTCCTGTTTTTGTTCCGTTAAAGGATTACGGTGACACCACACTGTTCGATTATATTTATTCTAAGGTTGGCGTGTTTGATAGCGAAATTACCACAGAACAATTTGAACAATTACTTGCACACGGATCATGCCTGCTTTTGCTTGATGGGTTGGATGAAATTGCTGCAGGGCGAACAGAGAGGTTCGAACGCGAATTGGAGGAGTTAACCGACAAGTATTCAAAGAATATGTTTATTATTTCGTCTCGCCCATTTCAGCTTTTTGTTTCCTTTGAGCGTTTCAGCCACTTCCGGCTAATGCCTTTCAGTCCACGGCAGGCTATGCAGTTAATAGACAGGTTGGAGTTTCGTCCCGATGAACCGGCTATAAAAGCGAAGTTTCAGTCAGCCTTGGAAAAGACGTTATTTCGGACGCATCGGTCATTTACCGAGAATCCTTTATTGTTAACAATCATGCTTTTGACATTTGAACAGTACGCTGAAGTGCCGTCAAAGATGCATATTTTCTACCGGGAAGCGTTTGAGGTCTTGGCAAAGCGCCATGATGCAAGCAAAGGTGCATACAAACGGGCTTTGAGGACTGGCCTGTCTGTAGATGCCTTTGCTGATTATTTTGCTGAGCTGTGCTTCCGTTCGTATAATGACGAGAAATTTGAAATGACCGCAGATGAGTTTGCGGGGTACTACAACATTCTGAATGCACGGGCTGCAGCAAACGATAAAAAGACTACAGCGAGCGACTTTCTTGAAGACTTATGTTCGAACTTGTGCCTGATGTATTTTGAAGGCAACAGTTATCACTTCACTCATCGGTCTTTTCAAGAATACTTTTGTGCACTGTTCCTTTCTAAACAGAAGGACAAGTTCATCACTAAACTTGGGGATTTCTTTGAGAAGCACCAGAGGCGTATGTTCGGTGACAAAACATTCTATATGCTTTATGATATGGTCACGGAAAAAGTAGAGGAATATATCTTCTTGCCATTCTTGACTACATTATTTGACAAGTGTGATAAGGCGGACGGGTACTGGACTTTTCTTGAAGAGATGTATCCGCAAATAACTTATTCATCTGAGGATGAGTATCGTTTTTCACGCAGGGTTGCTGAACCTCATTCATTTCTTTTAAGCGCCATTCTTAACATCATTGGATTCAATGGAAGTGGGAGAGTTGGAAATGACATCACTACTCTTGCGGAACTTCCTTATTATGAGGCTCTTGTGATAGAACGAATTCCGCATTATCGTCAGCGAACACTATTTGATAGTAAGCATGAGGAATATGACATCGAAGAGGTCGAAGATGAGGAGGCAGGATATATATGTAGTTTCACAGTCTCTGAAATACGTAAAGAACCTGAAGACTACGAAGATCTGCTGGCCAAGCTGGACGACGATAAGTTCATCTTTAAGAAGCAGTATTACGCCGTAAAGCGGTATATGAAGGAACTGACAGAAAAGCAAAAGAATGAAGACGACAGTTTGCTTGACTTGTTATAGTATTATGTATAAGACAGCTATTACATGTTCATACTAATTCATATTAAATCAACTATATTCGTTGTAATTCAGTCTTAAGTATGTTATAATATTTGAGTATTAGACACAAGGCAATATTAGGAGGAAAAGAAAATGTCTAACGAACCTGAGAAGTGGTCAAGTCTTGAAGAAATAGCCGAGCATCTCGGTGTGAGCAAGGACACTATTCGTAACTGGATTAAGAAAGGCGTAATTCCGTACCGTCGGATTGGTAAGCAATATAAATTTAAAATTTCGGAAGTGGACGCTTGGGTCGAAAGCGGCAAAAGTGCCGAAATTGAGTAAGCTGCCGATGATAGCTTAAGTTCAGAGGGGCGTGAAAAGGTGATGTATTATGGATATTTCTATGCCGTATAACGGCACCCTGACTGCTGAGCAATTCCTGTTTTATGAGATGAGAATTGTGTCAAAGCAGTATCTTGAGAAAAAGTCAATTGAAGAGATTATTGCGTGTATCAGACGGGATAATTTATTCCAATACCCGACTGAACGCATGATTATAAGGATGGCTCGCGCTTGTTACAAGCGCCTGGTTGCTCTAGATAATGAGAAACTGGTCTATGAGGTGGCGAATGCGCCTGTTGAGGTAGCAAAGCAAATTAATCTCTATGCAATGATGCGCTACAACCGCCTTGTCCGTGAGTTTATGGAAGGAGTAATTGGCGAAAAGTACCGTCTACAGGACTTCTCATATACCAAAAAGGACATTAACATGTTTTTCTCCCGCTTACAGGAACAGAACGACGATGTGGCGACTTGGAGCGAGCAGACAATAATGAAGTTAAAGCAAGTGTTGAATAAGTGCCTGATTGAAACTAGGATGCTTGATAGTGCCAGAGATACTACGTTGAATCCCATTTTGATAAGTGAGGAACTGGAAACCGGTATTCGTGAAAACAATGACCTGACCGCACTTGCTGCGTTCAACTGTTTTAGGTAGGAGTGTGACTATGGCAGACATCAAAAAAGAACTTGATAAAATTAAGGTGCGCATCTCCGACGCGAATTTCCTCGCTAACAAAGGACTTTCTAATGAAGTGGGGATTCACGTCTTTAAATACGCACCACAATACGAACTCATTGTACGTGACTACATTGAGATGCTTGTAAATACACCGTCCGATGTGTTCAGGGTCATCGAGCGAGATATGTATAAAATTCTGCTTGAGATCTTGGAAGAAAAGCGCGTGCTTGGCACTGTTCCGTCTCTTGAGGAGAAGAAAGGTAAGGACTACCTACTTGCTCAGATTCAAAAAATAGCTACACCTGGGGAGTTCCTTGCCAAAATGAAATATGACCCTCATCAACGCGGGGATGTGTTGTTCTTGACGGGGGTAGGCAAGGTATATCCCTTTATGCGGTCACACAAAATGCTGGACAGTATGCAGCAGGTTTTCTCAGATGTGCCAATTGTAATGTTCTATCCAGGAGAATTTAACGGACAAAGCCTGAGCCTATTCGATAAATTTCATGATGGGAACTATTACAGAGCATTTAATCTTCTTTAACTGGAGGAAAATACCATGAAGATTCAAAGAATGTTCCAAAAGGACATAAACCGTGATATCAACGGTGTTATCAAAGTGGCACAGGATGATGAGCAAAGTCTCATCCAGGAGCTAAGCGAGTATATCATAACTAAGGAACTCCGCCGCCACTTCAATACTTTTTTTGATAACTACTCGAAAGCCATAGATCATCCAACCGATAAAATTGGAGTCTGGATCTCGGGCTTCTTCGGAAGCGGTAAATCCCACTTCCTAAAAATGCTGTCTTATCTGCTATCAAATAAAGAAGTTGCAGGCAGGCGTGCCGTGGACTTCTTCAAAGACAAGTTTGATGATCCAATGATGTATGCAACGGTTGTTCGTTGTACTAATATCCCTACAGAGTCAATACTGTTCAATATTGATATTGAAGGACCCATTAATAAGGATAAAACGGCAGTTTTGCGCGTTTTTGCGAAAGTTTTCTATAACCATCTCGGCTTTTACGGTGAGGATCTAAAAATCGCAAAATTGGAGCAGTTTGTAGAGAAGCGTGGCAAAACAGAAGCTTTCCGCAGAGTATTTGAAGAAATCAACGGCGCACCGTGGATAGAAGCCAGAGCTTCCTATGCTTTTTTTGAGGACGACATTGTAGCTGTTTTGCAGAGCGTTCTCGGGATGAGCGAAACAGCGGCCCGCAACTGGTTCAATGGCGAAGAAAATTCGGATATGAGCATCAAGCAGCTTGTCGAAGAAATCAAAGAGTATGTTGATTCAAAAGGCAAGGATTTCAGATTATTGTTCTGCGTAGATGAGGTGGGCCAGTACATTGGTGACGACGGTGACTTGATGATTAATCTCCAATCCATTGTTGAGGAGATCGGCAGTAAGTGTCGAGGGAAAGTATGGGTGATGGTTACAAGCCAAGAAGCTATCGACTCGGTCGTAAAAATCAGTGGCGACGATTTTTCCAAAATTCAAGGCCGTTTCAATACACGCCTGTCCTTATCCTCTTCTTCGGTTGATGAGGTTATTAAAAAACGTATCTTGGCAAAGACCGAGGATGCAGACGCGCTCCTGCGTATGGTGTATGACAAGGAACACGCTGCATTGAAAAACTTATTTACATTCAACGATGCGGTGCTGGATATCAAAGGATATGCCAACGGGGCAGAATTTGCTATAACTTATCCGTTTGTTCCATACCAGTTTATCATTATACAGAAGGTACTCGCTGAAATTCGAAAGCACGGTAACTCCGGCAAGCATCTGTCGGGTGGTGAGCGCTCGATGCTTTCCGGCTTCCAGGAAGCGGCACAAAAGGTGCAGGACAAAGATGAGAATGCCCTTGTACCTTTTTGGCAATTCTACGACACAGTGCATACTTTTCTCGAAAGTCCGATACGACGAGTAATTGATCGCTGCCAGACTGCTGCCGACAAGCACGAAGGCTTGGAACAACGTGATGTGAGCGTTCTGAAATTACTATACCTTGTGCGATATATCGACGACATCAAAGCAAATATCGATAACATCGCCATTCTGATGGTAGATGATATCCGTACAGATAAAATAGCCTTGCGTCATGAAATCGCCGAATCTTTGGAGCGATTGGAAGCGCAAAACTATGTTGCTCGAAATGGCGATGTCTACTCGTTCCTGACTGATGAAGAACAAGATATTGCCATTGACATTCGAAATACTTCTGTAGATAGTGCGACAATTGTTCAGAGCATCGGACAGACAATTTTTAGCGAAATCTACCCATCTAAAAAATATAAATACAACAAATATGATTTTGCTTATGATCAGTACATTGACGAGACTCTCATCGGTGCAGCAACGGGAGGAGTTCGACTGCGTTTCGTGACAATAGCCAGCGACTACTATAATGCTCCCGAGCAAAAACTGATTATGGATTCGCAGTTTAATAACGAGGTAATTGTACTACTGTCCAACGAAGTACAGTATTTTGAAGAACTAGAAACTGCCGCGAAGATTCGCAAATATATCAAGCAAAAGAATGTATCTCAGTTGCCCGAGAGTATTCAGGACATTATCCGCAAACGTCAGGCGCAAGCTCGTACTTTAGAAGAGAGCGCTAAGGCACAGATTGAGAAAGCCATCGTAGGAGGAAAGTTTTTCATTTGCGGCGAAAAGGTAGAAATTAAATACGGCGATGCCAAATCCAAACTTGACGAAGCTTTAAAGCAATTGATAGAAAGTGTCTACTCCAAACTGAACCTTGTGAACACATTCTGCGAGAGTGATGCGGATATTCTGACCATCCTCAACGGAGAACCGCAACAGAGTGGTTTTATCGGAAGCGGATCAAATAATGAGTTTGCACTGAATGAGGTAAGTCAGTGGCTTGAGGAACGCCACATGAGCCATGTTCCTGTATCAATGGGAGATGTACAGCGGCGTTATCAGGCAATTCCTTACGGCTGGAGAGAGATAGATATCGCTGCGCTTGTGGCAAGACTCATTGTGTCCCAGAAAATCGAAATCCGTTATGGTGGTGCGGTTGTAGGCAAGGACGATAAGAACCTCGTCCGCTATTTACGCATGAAATCAGAGGTCGATAAGGCAAGTGTGAGCCGCCGTATCGCCCCGTCAGAAGATGATATGCGTAAAGCTGTCAAGTTCCTACGCGACTGGCTTGGCCAGATGAGCATAGCCGAGGACGAGGACGGCTTGCTGACATTTATTAAAGAAACATTGAACGACAAGAAGAATCGATACGAGGCATTGATTGCCGAATATAACCATGATCGTTATCCACAAAAGGAAGTGGTAATCCGCGCTCGCGACTTGATGGTTGACATACTTTCGCAAAAGAACGATAACGTCGCTCTCTTAAAGCGTCTGCTTGCCAAACAGGATGACCTGCTTGATGTTACCGAAGATATGGAGGAGATTGAAACCTTTTTCAAGTCCCAGAAGGGCATATTTGATGCCGCAAGGAAACTCCAGGTCAATCTGCAGAATGAGCGTGATTATTTCGTTACTGACCATGAAACAACCAGTAAAATCAGCCAGTTGAACGCTATCTTATGTATGCAGAAGCCTTACGGAAGAATAAAAGACTTACCCGACCTGATGCAGGGTATTAAGACTGCCTATGGCACTCTTTTAGAGCAAAAGAAAGAGGAAGTGTACGGAATTATTACTCTATGTATGGGTGATGTTCACACACTTGCTGGTGTTGGAAGCAAAGCAAGCGATGAAGTACGGAAAGCGGATGAACGTTTCAACGAGTATAAGCAAAAAGTCGCTGAGGCAACAAGCCTGACTGTGCTTGATGCAATGATAACGCAGTTACAAAATTATAAAGACCAAGTTTGTAAGCGGATTGAATCCATTCTTCATGATGTTGCGCCACAGATTCCTGGTGGTGAGAAGCCAAAACTTCAGAAAATTGCGCATGTGCGTCGATATGAAGTATTTCCTGTGAAAAGGTTGACTTCTCGTGATGAAGTAGACAGCTATCTTGAATCGATTCGCAAGAAGCTGTATGACACATTGGAAGCAAACGATGCAATTCAGATAAACTAAGCGAGGTGTGAATATGAACAAGAACGCCATTCAAAAATATGCGATTTGGGCGCGGAACGAGCTCATCGAACAGATAAAACAACGCGCCTATCAATATGGCATCAGTGATAAAGGGTACGGCGATGAAAACGCCACAGTTATATCAGGACGAGTGCTTACACCGGAAGAGAAAAGGCAGCGCCGTGAGTTTGTGGAGCAGATAAAAAAACATGGCTTTGGGCAGGCAGTTGAAGAAGTGGCGTATACTTGGTTCAACCGCTTTGTCGCTCTGCGCTTTATGGAGGTCAACGACTATTTGCCTACCCATGTCCGTGTGTTTTCGGATGCAAGCGGCAATTTTAATCCGGAAATCCTAAAAGATGTTCTGCATCTTGATTTGCCGGGACTAGATAAAGTAAAAGTATCTGAACTCTTAAACGCCAACAAGACGGAGGAACTCTATCGCTACCTCCTGCTGACCCAGTGCAACGCACTGAACGATGCCTTACCCGAAATGTTCGAAAAACTCGGCAGCTATACCGAAATGCTCCTGCCCAACAACATTCTTAAGCCGGATGGTGTTCTTGGACGGCTTGTAACAGATATACCCGAAGAGGATTGGCAAGACGCAGTACAAATTATTGGGTGGATGTACCAGTATTATATTTCGGAAAAACACGATGAAGTTATTAATGTGTTATCCAAGACAATCGTAAAAAAAGATGATATCCCCGCCGCCACACAGCTTTTTACACCGGACTGGATTGTGCGGTATATGGTGGAGAACTCTCTTGGACGATTGTGGCTTGAATCGCACCCAAACGACGCACTAAAGGCGAACTGGAAGTACTATCTCGAAGAAGCAGAGCAAACACCGGAAGTAACAGAGCGTCTGCGTTTGCTGCGTTCGCAGTCGCCCGTGAAATCACCGGAGGACATTCGCCTAATTGACCCATGCATGGGTAGCGGTCATATACTGGTTTACGCATTTGACGTGCTGATGCAGATTTATGAGAGCGAAGGCTATAATCCCCGCGACGCAGCGAAGTTGATACTTGAAAAGAATATCTATGGTTTAGATATTGATCGCAGGGCATATCAACTGGCTTATTTCGCATTGATGATGAAAGCAAGGCAGTACAATCGCCGTATTTTAACCGAAAACATCAAGCCGCAAGTTTATCACCCAGCAGGCTGGAGTGATGGCGAGGAATATGGTTCACTTGTAAAAGTGGACACACTTCCTCCAAAACCGGAACAGCCGAAAGACCAGCTTTCAGTTTTTGACGATTATGAGCGAGATTTGCGAGTGTGGAACTTTAAACGTCTTTTAGCGCAGAAGTACGATGTTGTTGTGACGAATCCGCCTTATTTAAGTAATTTCGGTGGTAAGTTAAAGGAGTATGTGCAGACTGAATACTGTGATTATTGTAGCGATCTTTTTAGTGTGTTCATATATAGAAACCTCTTGCTATGTAAAAAAGACGGCTATTCTGCTTATATGACACCAAATGTATGGATGTTTATAAAGTCGTATAAAAAATTGCGTGACTTTATAATTCATAATAAAGCTATCGCGACTTTAGTGCAGTTAGCAAAAGGGGCATTTTTCAAGGAAGCTACTGTTGATATTTGCACTTTTGTCCTGAAAAATAGCCATCTTAACTATAAGGGTATATATATTCGCCTTGAGAAATTTAAAGGTGATATGGAGTTGCAACGGGTGAAAACTCTTGAAGCGATTGAAAATCCGCATTGTAATTTCCGGTATACAATTTCTGTTGACAATTTTGACAAAATACCAGGTAGTCCAATATCGTATTGGGTTAGTTCAGCATTTTATACATCGTTTGAACGGGGCAAACCTCTACTTGAGGTATCACCACCTAAACAAGGAATGGCAACAACGAATAACGATAAATTCTTGCGCTTTTGGCATGAAATAAACATAAACAAAATAGGATTCCATTTAAGCAGTGAGGACGAAAGCATCCAATCTGGGAAAAAATACTTCCCATATAACAAGGGAGGGGCATACCGCAGATGGTATGGCAACAATAACTATGTCGTTAATTTTGAAAATGGCGGAAAAGAAATATGCGATTATATTGATAATTTTTCAAAATCATCAGTTAATCACAAGGGAAGAGTTATTAATAGAGAGTATTATTTTAAGGAATGTATAACGTGGTCTGATACCACAAGTGCTTCATTTTCGGGAAGATATTGCAAGCAAGGGTTTATTTTTGACATTAAAGGTTCTTGTGGATTCCCTCCAAAAGAATATATACGTTATATTTTAGCTTTGCTAAATACAAAATTATCACAAGAATATATTTCTGTTCTTAACCCCACAATAACAACCCAAGTTGGGGATATGTCGAGGATTCCTGTTGTAATAGATGTAATCAAGAAGGAACAAGTTGAATGTATTGTAGACAAAAATATTAATGCATCAATAAATGACTGGGATTCCTTTGAAACCTCATGGGACTTCAAGCGTCACCCCATGATTTATAGTAAGAGCACAATCGCAGTGGCGTTTGACAAATGGAAACGCGATACGATTGAGCGGTTTGATACCCTCAAATCTAACGAAGAAGAACTCAACCGCATATTCATTGACATCTACGGCCTACAAGACGAACTCACCCCCGAAGTAGAGGACAAGGACGTGACCGTCTATCGCATTTACGATAGCAAAGAGGACATCCCCGAATCCATGGCGGGGAGCCGATATGCACTGACTAAACAGGACGTTATCAAATCCTTTATCAGCTATGCTGTAGGCTGCATGTTTGGGCGGTACTCACTTGATGTAGAGGGGCTTGCCTATGCGGGCGGCGATTGGGATGACAGTAAGTACATTACATTTATCCCCGATAAGGACAATGTCCTTCCTATTTGCGACGACGAATATTTCGACGACGATATTTTGGGTCGCTTTGTAGATTTCGTTCGAGTTGTTTATGGTGAAGATACTTTAGAAGAAAACCTGAAATTTATCGCCGACGCCCTTGGTGGCAATGGTACGTCGCGTGAAGTCATTAGAAACTACTTTCTGAAAGATTTTTACAAGGACCACTGCAAAACCTACCAGAAACGTCCGATTTACTGGCTGTTTGATAGTGGTAAAAAGAACGGTTTCAAAGCACTCATTTATATGCATCGTTATTCGCGTGATTTGCTTGCTAAACTGCGAACAGATTATGTACATGAACAGCAGGAACGCTACCGCACACAGCTTTCACACATAGCTGCCGCTCTGAACACCGCAACAGGTGCAGAACGTGCACGGCTCCTAAAACAACAGGACAAGCTGACGGAGCAGTTGAAAGAAATTACTGCTTTTGAAGAGAAGGTACACCATCTTGCAGACCAAAACATTGAAATTGATCTGGACGACGGTGTAAAGAAGAACTATGAGATTTTCGCTGATGTTCTGGCGAAGATATAGGAGGACACTATGCTGTCAGAAACGATAAAACAAAGGCTCGCGGATCGGTTTGCCGCGCCGCTACCAGAATTTCATAAACGCCGAATCGTCTTCTGGCATGACGAGGACGGCGAGTTTACTGATTCAATTGACGAACTGGATTTGCCAGGTGTAAAAATTGTGAAACTTACCGGTAGGAACAATTTTGCCGTAAAGAAGCTGTTGTCTGTGGATGACCTGACGAGCGATTACCTTATCTACGATCCACTATCCTACGAAAAAGACCACCACGATGATTGGCTTTTGGATATCAAGCTTTATAGCGAGGAGTTTCGTGCTGACCTTGTATCACTCCAAATGGAGGAACTGTGCGTTGAGCCTTCTTCAGCTATGAGAAAGACGATGAAATTATACGCAAAATTCCTCGACAACAAAGAACGCAGGGCAAAGCTGAGACGCATCGGGCGTACATACCAGACACCGCTGCAGCTGCACATTGATATTATGGCGGTATTGTGCGGACTGAATGGCGGTTCAGCGCAAGATGTGATCATTGCTGTTTTGACAGCGGGCTTGGAGAAAGAAAGCAACGATGCACTGATGAACATTGAGAAGTTCGGTAACATCGATGCCTTTTGGCAGCTTGTGCAGAAATACACAGGTTATGTAAATGCAGAAGACCGTCCGCTTTCCGACCTTGCAGCACATATTCTCATTACAGCCATGTCCCATACAACGCCAGCTTCCGCTCTGCGTGGCTTAGAACGCTTTATTTCTGATTCATGCAAAGCATACTGTTATCAGCTTGTGCATGAATGGCAGCGTGGGGACATGAGCGAAACTCTGATCGAGATTTGTCGCCATGTTGAACATGAACTGCGCCTTGCTGACCGCTTTGATAAGACCGAAATCAATACCCTTTTGAGGAGCGATACCTTCCCAGCGATCAACGAAAGCATACTGAAGCGATTTTTTACCGAGATCGGTGAGAATGTTATCAAGGTGGAAGATATTATCATGGCTGTTGAGAACCGCCGTACTGCCACTTGGTATACACTGACCGAAGATTACTTTGAAAGCCTTTATTACATCGCAAAGATGCAAGAGTTTTACCTGGCACATATTGACGGTTTCCACATCGTTGAGCCTGTGAAGATCTGGAAACTTTACACAACTGACGCTTACGAAATGGACAGTCATTACAGGCACTTCCATTTCCGTTTTGGCAATACACTTAAATACCCGAATAGCCTTTTGGAGGATGCTATAAAGAAATGCTCCGATGTGGTGGAAGGTTTATATCGTGAGTGGTTCTTAAAGCAGCTTACCTTGACGTGGACAAAAGCCATAGCGAGCGACATGGAAACGCTTGGTTATGTTTCAGAGATAAATGAGCAACGTAGATTCTATAGCCGGTATATTTCACCGAATGTGAGCAAAGGCAACCGTGTGTATGTGATTGTTTCTGATGCTTTACGTTATGAAGTAGCTGCCGAACTCTGTGAATCCCTTGGTCATAACACGAAGGGTAAAGCGACACTGGAATCCGTACAATCAATCTTTCCAGGTATAACGAAATTTGGGATGGCAGCTCTACTGCCCGGCAAAGAAGTGTCAGCAAACGATAAAATCGACGTATTTGTTGACGGCAACTCTACTGTTAGCACAGCACAACGAGGTGCAATATTGAATATTGCCAACCCTGACAGCGTAGCTGTGACCTATAAAGAACTGCTTCAGATGAAAAAACAGGAACGACGTGATTTAGTTGCCGGTAAAGAGATTATCTACATCTATCACAATGTGATTGACGCTACCGGAGATAAAGCGCCCACCGAAACAAAGGTGTTTGAGGCTTGCAACACGGCTATTGACGAACTAACTGCCATCGTAAAGATAATTGTCAATGACTTAAGCGGTAGTAACATTTTTATTACTGCTGATCATGGATTCTTGTATACTTACAAACCACTTGAAGAGAGTCAGAAAATCAGTCGTCATACCTTTGATGGAGAAGTATATGAGCTAGGTAGACGCTACGCTCTTACTGCTATAGATACTACCGCCAACTACCTACTGCCTGTAAAAACGGAGCGGACAATTGGTGGCATTCCTATGAAGGGCTATGCTCCACAGGAAACCGTCCGAATCAAGGTGCAAGGTGGCGGTGAAAATTATGTCCATGGCGGTATCAGTCTACAGGAAATGGTTGTGCCTGTCATCGTTTATAAAGGGATGCGGGCAGGCCAAAAGAATTATGTTGAGGTACAGAATCCTGGGCTGTCGCTTATCAGCGAGAGTCGCAAGGTTTCTAACCTGATGTTCTTCCTCGACTTTCTGCAAAAGCAGCCTGTTGGTGAAAAAGTCCAACCATGCAATTACAGCCTTTACTTTACCAATGACGAAGGAGTTCCGGTCAGCGACTTCCAAACAGTTATAGCCGATAGAACAAGTAATAACGCATCTGACCGTGTATTCCGTGTTAGATTTACGCTGAAGCAAATGCAATACAACCCTAATAAAATCTACCGTCTTGTTATTGCCAACGATACAGACGCACCCGAAGAAGTTGAGTTCCATATTGACATAGCATTTGCTGATGATTTTGGCTTTGATCTGTAACAGAAGGAGGACTCAGTGGTGGATATAGAATCAAGCAGGTATACATCAGAAACTGATGATAAGAATGAGATTATCTATAAAAAACTGCGTAAGCATTTTGACGGCAAGATTGTCCGTAAAGACTTAACTAAGTCAATAAAAGCAGGTGCAAATGTACCTATCTATGTTTTAGAGTTTTTGCTTGGTCAGTATTGCTCATCAGACGATCCTCAAATTATTGAGGAAGGGGTGAGAAACGTTAAACGAATTCTCTCTGAAAACTTCGTTCGTCCCGACGAAGCACAAAAGGTACTGTCTGGCTTACGTGAACGCGGCAGTTATACAGTAATCGACCGTATTACTGTGAGCTTGAATATAAAGCAAGACCGTTATGAAGCAGACTTCTCAAATCTTGGTATTCGCAATATTCCTATTTCTTCTGACTATGTATCCAAGTATGACCGTTTGCTTTGCGGTGGTATTTGGTGCATTGTCGGGCTTGAATATGAGTATATCGAAGAGGACAAGAAATCTACGCCCATCCGCATCATGAAATTGACGCCAATCCAGATGCCGCACATTGACATGGATGAAATAAAGAATGGTCGCCGTGCGTTTACTAAGGATGAGTGGATAACTGTCCTTTTGCGCTCCACCGGAATAGAACCAGACCATTTTACGTACCGCGAGAGATGGCTCCAACTCGCCCGTATGCTTCCGCTTATCGAAAATAATTTCAATCTCTGCGAACTCGGACCCCGCAGCACGGGAAAATCTCACCTTTATAAAGAGATTTCACCAAACTCTATCCTTGTCTCCGGCGGACAAACCACAGTTGCCAACCTGTTCTACAATATGTCAACGAAACAAGTTGGCCTTGTGGGACTTTGGGACTGTGTTGCTTTTGATGAGGTAGCGGGGATCACTTTCAAGGACAAAGATGGCGTTCAGATCATGAAAGACTATATGGCTTCCGGATCTTTTGCCAGAGGTAAGGAGGAAAAGGCAGCCTCAGCTTCAATGGCTTTTGTGGGCAACATTAACCAGAGTGTGGATGTACTTCTCAAAACATCACACCTTTTTGATCCGTTCCCTGAAGCAATGGCGTACGATACAGCATTTCTTGATCGTATGCATTGCTATATACCTGGATGGGAAATACCAAAATACCGTCCCGAATCATTTACAAACGACTATGGTTTTATTACAGACTATCTTGCCGAGTTTATGAGAGAAATGCGAAAAGAACCTTTCGGTGATGTGAGCGACAAATATTTCCGTTTCGGCAGCAACCTGAATCAGCGAGATGTTATTGCTGTCCGCAAGATTGTGTCTGGCTTAACCAAGTTGCTTTATCCCAACGGTGAATTCACCAAGGATGATATTGAAGAAATCTTAGTCTTTGCACTGGAAATGCGTCGTCGTGTAAAAGAACAGCTAAAGAAAATAGGCGGTATGGAGTTCTACGATGTGAACTTCTCCTACATCGACAATGAGACCTTTGAGGAACATTACGTTTCCGTTCCAGAACAAGGCGGCGGCAAGATTATCCCTGAAGGTCTTACCAACCCTGGAAATGTCTATACAGTATCTCAGGGCAAAAGCGGTATGATTGGTGTGTACCGTCTTGAAACTCAAATGCTGCCCGGTAACGGAAAATTCGAACGCACAGGGCTTGGTTCTGATCGGGACGCTAAAGAAGCCACGAACACGGCATTCAACTACCTGAAAGCCAGCGGCCACCAGATAAGCGGACAGATCAGCACAACTACAAAAGACTATATTATCAACTATCAAGACCTCAATGGCATCGGTATGACGAAATACCTTGCCCTGCCGACTTTGATTGCGCTTGCGTCCTGTGCCCTTAATAAGCCAACACTATCAAGCCTTGCAGTATTGGGTGAAATCAGCATCAGTGGTACGATCCTCAAAGTTGAGGAATTAGCAAGCGTACTTCAAGTATGCCTTGATGCAGGGGCAAAGAAAGTATTGATCCCGATAACATCCGCGGCCGAACTTGGAATAGTTCCGTCAGACCTAATCGGTGCGTTTAGTTTGATATTTTACAGTACACCGCAAGAAGCTGTGTTTAAAGCTCTGGGTGTGGAATAGAGAACCCACTTGATGAGAGGAGGACAATCAAATGAAATCATCAAATGCATCTGCATCTGCCTTTGGATGGGATTTTCAGAGCAATGCGGCAATTATGCTAATGCTTAAGAATATTGAAAGAGCCTCCAAAGTCAAAGTTGAAGGGCAATCCGAAGATGTAGAAATTACTTTAGCTGACGGAAAAAAACTGATGTCTCAGGTTAAGGCGGTCGTGAAGCCTGACGATTTCAGCCATGTTAAAGAAAAATTGGAAGCGGGGCTGCGGACACTTAATAATGCCTCAAAGCTATCAGATGTTGAACAGCTTTTTTTCGTTACAAACTCGCCTAATCCCTTTAACGATACTAAAACAATGTATAAATTTAGTAGTCCACTTAACATAGTACCTTTTTCGGAACTGCCTACTGCTTGTCAACAAACAATAAGTGATATTTGTACTTCGGAAGGATATGATTTTGATACTGCTTTGCTTACAGTATGTGTGATGCAATTTCATGGTGAAAACGAGGATGAACGTTATAAAGTTTTGTCGACATTAACGACCGAATTTTTAAATAACCTCGGTATTTATAGAATATCGACTGGGTCCTTACTCACATTGTGGCAGCATTCCTTCGCAGTTAACGCCTCACAGGTAACAACATCTATTACAAAAAGACAAATGGTCTGGCCAATAATAGCAATACTCTGCGAAGTGGGTGATGACGATGCTAAACTTGAAGAATATGATGAAAACGACGTTACCGAGATTCTTCAAAAATACAGGAGCGTTATAAATAATAATAGCGAGCGTTTTGAGTTTGTATCCCGTGTACTTAGCGATTATAGCGATTTTCACCCTGAGATGAAGTCTAAGGAACGAACGAAGAAATTCACCGATGAAAAATGGCAGAATTACAAGGACAGCTTTGATTTAAGAAGTGCTAACTTAACAACCGTAGAGATGGTCATAAGGCTTACGATAACGAATGTTTTACGAAGCCGCAATGTTATAGCTGATATAAAAAGTAAGGTGAAATTATGAGGATAGTTTCATTACAAGTTAACGCTAATCAACTAAACCTATTGAATGATAATCAAAAGGTTTTTTCGTTCGGAGAAAACGTCAACATCGTCTACAGCACGAAAAACAGCGTCGGTAAAACGACCTTGTTACGATTGTTGATGTATGCTTTAGGTTACCCAATTCCCAACACACGAGGAATACAGTTTTCGGACTATGAAACCATTCTAACAGTTGTTGGTGCAAATAATAAAACTTTTGTGCTTACCAGAAACAGAGACTACATAGAGTTGTCAGATGGCAGAACTGAGAAAGGTTATTCACTTCCCGTTGAACAGAATGAGTTGCATTCAACTTTATATGGCATTGATAACCTCGAAGTAGTGGATAATCTGCTCGGCGCTTTTTACGTTGACCAGGAAAAAGGATGGACTTTACTAAATCGCGGCAAAGTGATAGGAAATATTCATTTTTCAATCGAGTCCTTGCTTCGCGGCCTATCAAATCGGACAAACGATGAATTATCAGAAAGGCTCGCGACTGTTAAACGTGAAATACAAAAATATAAGCATATGCTTGATGTGGCTGCGTACAAAGCTGAAATCAACCAACTTGGTGAGACAGCATTTCTTGACTCTCCAGCAGACGACATTGAAAACAAATTGGAAGTTTTATATTGCGAACGGAAACCAATCGAAGAAGAACTGAGTCGAATAAAAAGTGTAATACGCAAAAACACGAACTTTGAAAAATTCATCACATCTTTTAAACTTAGGGTTAAAGCTCCTAACGGCGATGAAGTACCAGTAAACAAAGACACGTTAATCGGCTATGAAGATAATGTTGAATTGCTTGTAGCAAGACAGAAAATTTATTATGAGCAGCTTACTACCATTGATAGAAAGATTGCTTCTCTAAAAGCACAGCTAGACAAAGAGGCTACTTTGGTTGATATGAAAACAAGTCTCCAGCAGTTTGATTCTGAAATTTCTAGAATCAATATTGACGCAGTTGCAACACAAAAGATTATTAATAAATTGGAAAAAGAACGACGAGCATTAGAAGAAGAGGTGATTAAAAGCGTAAAGCAAGATAATCCGCTTATTGGAGAGTTGCATCAACTCATTTCCTCGTATGCTATGCGACTCGGTTTAGACGAAAAACATGTAGGAGCAAAAAGTGACTACATTTTTACCAATGACTTAAAGTCGTTGTCAGGGGCAATCTTTCATAAAGTTGTGTTTGCATTTAAAATTTCATATGTTAAACTGATTCAAAAACACACGGGTGTTTGCTTGCCCATAATCTTGGATTCGCCAAGCGGACGTGAAGTGAGTATGGAGAATGTTAATGAAATGATGGCAATCCTTGCTGAGGATTATGCTGACCACCAAATAATAATCGCGTCGATCTACAATAGCTACGATTTTCCAGATAAGAACGTTATTGTTTTGCAGGACAGACTACTACCGTTCTAATTAAAAATATGTACAGAGAATTTCAATTCTTTGATACTATATCAAATATATCGACTTATTCCCGCGAACTGACAAAAACTGTTGAACTGTTCCCGCGAACAGAAATAACCCATAAAAACCATGCTCGACCTATCCCCGCGAACATAAAAAACGAAAAATACAGACCAGACATCAAGGTGAGCCTATCGTTCCATGTGGAGTGCGTAACTTTGATATCAAGGCTGTAAGCCTTGATTTTATTTGGTTTTTGGAATTACATCTAAGTTGTCTACTCGACCTAAAGGGCCAAAATGCGTACATGGAAACATATTTCA